TTTAGTATTAGTTATTATTCTAACCCTGACAAATTAGTATGGGGATTACAAACAGGATGTCTTATCAATCAAAAAGAACTTGCGTTTGAGTATGCAAAGAATTTTAAATCGAGATTTGTAATCGGCTGCGGCATGATTATAGATGGACAACCAAAACTAATGCCGATGGTATTAAAGGACGGAGGAAGATGGACGGGGACGATAGTTTAGATGTAGAGTTTACTTCCGAGGCTGATGCAAATCAAGCTGAAACTTTAGATAAGTTGATCGGAAGAAAGATTTGGAATGTAGAACTGCTAGAAGATGATACACAATCCATGATCAAAATCTGTTTTTCTCGTGAAGATGATGATTATTTACTGATTCATTGCGAAGGTGCAGATTTATATCTTGTTGAGCCTAAAATGAAGTCAGTCCACTAAAAACGACCTCACACAAGGCTCGTGGTGAGCTTTTCTCATGTGTTCCTAGGGGGTAGTATCAAATTATATCGAAGTATTTACCATTAATTCTGTGACAAGTCCTGACAGTATATCTTTGTTTTAGACAAAGAAAAGGGCCTCTCGGCCCTAAACTTTTACAACAGTTTGTATTCTGCAAAACTACATGGCTCATTAAAACGATTCCTCACAGGTATCAATTCGGTTTCGATCTCGTATTTTTTATTTCTTAACTTAAATACCACATCACTCAATCTATAAATACCAAGTTCATTCCAAGCTTCTATCGGAGTAATCCTATAGTTAGTTTTAAGATATTCCAATAATCTTGTTTCTTGTTTTGTCATATTCATTTATCTCTCCTAGTGTACATATTTTTAAGATTAATATTGTTGTCTCGCATCTCTCGAACTCGCCTTAATAATCCATCACGACTTATCCGAGAAACACCAAGACAATAATATATAAGTCCATCATCATTCTCTAGCCAATCCAATGCTTGTTGTCTCACCCTTGCACCTGATTGTGCTGCAACTGCATCATGTATCGCATTAGCTAGTATTGCAATAAACAATCTAGCATCAGGGTTACCCATGTTTGGATTGCTAAATGTAAAGTTTTCGTACTCTGCATCTACTAAATAATGGTCTTTCATAACTAATCCTTATGCTTATTAAAAAGGTCATCCATTGCTCTTTTAATGTCTGACAACTTAAACTTTGATATGCGGTTCTCCAATACCGCTTTGTTGGTTTTAAATAATAGGTCTGCTTTTTCCTTTTTAGTTTTAGCATCTATTGATGAGCCATCTATCTTATTAATCAAGCTTATAAATCCATCTGTAAACTTGTACTCATCAGGAAACATCAACTCTTCTTTGCCTGGCAGACTCAGGCTAATGGCTTTTTTACAGGTGCAGTCGTCTTTAACTTTTCAGACATTGACTTTTCCGCTTCATTGCCATCATCATCTTCAGGTGCAATACCTGTTGCGGCCATGATCGAATAACGCCTAGCATAAGTTAAGGCCGAGCCATAACCTTGAGGTGTCTGCTTATCAGCGGGTACATGAATCACACCCCCTGACATCTGCTCGCCACTTTCATGTAGAAAAATTGTCTCAACCCTAATACCTGACTCTGCATCATGAGTCTTTTGTATCAATGCTAACCCATGATTGTGTAGTGCATCTAGTACGGCTTCAATACAACCCGCCAAGTTTACATACTGATTTTTAAAATGTGGATTGGTACTGTTCTTTAGTGCGGGTGCAAATTCTTTCTGCGCTTGCACAAACGCTTTAGCAATCTCCGATGTTGTTGTCATTGTCTTTCTCCTCAAAATAAAGTTTTATAATGTCTTGCCTTTTACTTACATCTTTTACATTGCGATACAATACTTCTAAAAAAGTATGAGTATCTTTTAATTCATAATCTTCCATAGTTATAACTCCCTATCGCGTATGCGAAGTTTAGATTGTCGGATAGTCCTGGCGGGTTTCGCGGGGACTAGCTTTTGTGCTTGCGCTTTATAATTAATTACAGGCCATGAGATTTTGTAACGCCCTGAAACAGCATGTTGATTGTCTCGCATAAAATTCATAATCTGAATCTGATGTAAGTTAATCTGCTCTTCCAAATCTTTTATCATGTCTCTAAATTCAATTATCTTTTCAGCATAATGCTCGGCTTCAGGTATCTCGATCTGATCCTTGTCAGGCTGATCGAAAATAGATGAAGCTTCAGCGGGTGTTTTAATGTCATACCACTCGACCTCATCATTGGTTTTATACTTATCTAACCTACGCTGAAAGTCATTAATAGCATCATGTATTTGGGCCAATACATCTACATCCCTTTGATAGACAAAAGTCCGTAGAGTTGTACCACGATACAAAACACACACTGCACCCCAGGTCGCACCTACTGTATCCATCTGCATTTGCAGCTGTAGTGGGCCACGATACAAAGGTAGGGAATCTGCACTCTCTACCTCATGAGCAGTTAGTTTGGCTTCGACAATGCCTACGCCCTCTAACCTTATCTCATCCTCATTGACACAAATAATACCCTTATCTAGGTCAGTCATGATGATTGAATCATTGCCTTTGACATCACCATCTAAACTACATGCAAATGGCAAATCTTTATGAAAGTAAGGTTCAGGATGTTTAGTCGTTAAATCTTTGACATCTAATCCTAAACGCTTACACGCTTCAACCAAGATAGTTTCCTCCAAGGTATTGCCCCAATCCATTGATTCATTAGATATAAATGGTGGTTCAATCCCTGAAATAATATCCATCTTTTCTTTTAACAGTTCATTGACTGTTTTAAACTTACTAGCACCCATCAATACAGGTATCTCGGATGCTGAAAGTTGGTCGTTCGGTGTTACTTTTCCTACCATGTTTACACTCCCTTTTTTAGGTTATTAAAGTTCTGTTGAAAGGCCATGATTAACTCATCCTTTACCTCTTCATCCATTTGGCCTATGACTGCATGCGGGCCAAGTTCTAGCACGAGTTCACCAAAATCTCTAATGAGAAAATGTTGGTGCGCTTCCTCTAGTTCTTTTTGTTGCTCTAATGCATCGATGTTATCTTCATCAACACCTTCATCTCCATCCCATTCATTAGTGCCTTGATTATCTTTCATTATGCACCCTCCCTAAATACAGGAATACATGACAACTCTTCCTTGTTAGTGAAAATTGCGCCCGCTTCATTGCCTTCGTCATCTGCGCTTGGGGTTAATATAGTGCCATCATCTAAAAATATTTCACATGGCTGATTGTACCAACCATGTATCCTTTGACTTTCTGAAGGCTCTAACCACTCGACCTTTACAATTCTGCGACCTACTAAATGCTTTGTTACTAAATCCAACCATTTTTTACTATCCATTAGATTTCACTCCTTTGATTAAAAATAATTTCAGTTCGTCTTGCTACTTCTCGATCGAAGTCTTCGCCTTGCAAATTGCAAGACTCATCATTGCACAACTCTTCGTGGACTTGTGCAAAAATGTCTAGTTTGATTTCATCATTATCCTTCATTGTTTACCTCCCAATCATTATCAACTTCAAAGTCCATCGCCCATTCAAAAAAATCAGCATCTCGATCTTGCCAAATATCTGCAAAATCTGAATCATCATTTAATAAAGATAAAAATTCAGGATACAACCTATGTCTCTTCCTGGCATTTGTAGTGGGTTTTACAGGACTATAAATAAGATGACTTAAATCTATTTCAGGATTGCCTTGCCTCCATGTATAGATTAATGTTGGTTTTGTTATGTAAACATTTAAGTTACATATATCCCACCAATGAGTGATGGTATATTCAACGCCATCAACATTGATGTAATGATGCCAATCATCTTTTAATTCGTCTTTAGTAAAATTGTACTTTTCAGGATGTTTAAGAATATCCAAGACCTTGGCTTCAATCTTCCAATGTCTTTTGTTAACGCTTGGTATATGAGTTACTTTTTTCATTGTTTATTTTTCCTTATCAAAGTTTAAAATAGGTATCTCAACCTGACTAAATTATATAGCACAAAGATATCTTATGTCAAACACCCCTGTTTATAAGGGGTTTCAGACATTGTTAATCCTCCAAGTTTTTTAAATTATCTTCAATCCATCCCATTGCAGTCGCAATTTCGTTCCATTCATGGTCAGGAAATTCATGTTTTTCAAGTGCTTCCCATATCACATCAGTCCACGAATTCACACTTGAAAACCTTAAATCTTTTAATATCTTTTTATCCATTGTTAGTCCTCCCCTTCTATTTCGCGTATCTCAACCTCGTCTTCAAAGGTCGAAGAGTCGCAACCTTCTAGACCGCTTGTGTGGGTGTCTTCGTCCGAATAATCCGCATCATCAAACTTCTTTAATGCTTCTTTTTCAGTCTCGGCCTTAATTACCACTGTTGTTGTCGTGTAGTAATTTTGAACAGTTTCAATTTCAAAAGTTTTCATTGTATATTTTCCTTTTAATAGGTTATAAAAAAGGTATCTCAACCTTATAGTTTGATCATCACAAAATGACAATCCCAAAAGGCCCGAACATATCAGGCCTTATGAGTTAACACTTATTTTGATTTTAGCTCTATAAATATAACTTGAATAATACCTAACAAAGCGAAGGCCATTGTTAAAAAGTATAAATCGAGCCGTAATGCAAGCGCGCTCAATATTAAGAACGCGCATATAATAATTAATTGAATGATTCGCATGTTACACCCCCTTTGTGAGAATAAAGTTAGTATCAATACCCGCTTGTATTTCGCCCTTTGAACCTTTCGCGTATAGGGCCAGTATTGAGTCTTTAGGCTTTGTGAAGGTTAAATCATTATCATCCCCGCTTAATACCTTACGCCCGTGAAATTGAAGCGGTATTGTCTCGGCCTTATCGAAGACAACCGCTATTCTTACGCCTTTATCAATTGCTCTTTTATTGTACTTTTTGAAGGCGGGCGCGCCCGAATAGGAAAATGTTAAATCGTAATTACTAGGAAAATCATTTAACCCGTTTTTACTATCTACCCTATTTGGAATTTTTGTGTAGTCCATGAATTTTACTTCAGGGAAAAATTCGAAGATATTACGATAATAAGTATCTTCAAAAACAAAACCGATATTTTCCCAACGAATATCAGAAGTCCCGTTTAATCGTATAAGCGGGCGCAATTCTTTTTTGGCTGCTTTTTTGATTAATGCGCGAATTTCAGTTATTAATTGGTTAAAATATTCGGCTTGATTATTTAAATATAACTTTGTTCTGTTTAATCTTGCTTGCTGTACATTTTGAAATTTACCGCGCCCCGAATAATATAAACAAGATTTTATACAGCCCGCCTTTTCGGCCATAGGGCAAATATTAACCCCGCTTGTATTATAGGGCGCGAAATATTGAATACCCGTTAAATATCCGTATTTGGTATTTTTCGAAGTCTTCGCGTTAGTATCAATGCTTAAAAGTTTCATAATATTTATACCTTTAATGGTTTATAAAATGATTGTTAAAAATAACAATCTCATAAGGCCCGAAAAAATCAGGCCTTACAAGATTAATACTTTATATTACGAATTTATATCGATTAAATTCTAGCTTTGAGTCTTCGATATCTTTTAATAATATTGATAACTGTTTTTTACTATACTTATATCTTGATTGTAGTTTAGTTATCAACGCGGGTTGATTATCAATTAAGTTATAAAGTGTTTCTGTATTAAATACTATTAATGATAATTCTTGATCATTGTATTCTTTTAAATTAATCATTGTTTATGTACCTTTTAAAGTTTATAAATACCGCCCTATTCGGTCGGCTTGAATGTAGTTTAATTGATATCTTTTTAAAATGCAATACTTTATTTAATCATGGCGTTGTCAATTGATTGTCATTGATACAGTTTACATATCATATTAAATGATGATTGATATAAGCTAGTTCAAAAAGTATGTATGGCATTTATCCGATAATCGACCAGGTCGCAATTATTACTTGTGGATGAACCTGTGCATAACTTGCCCTATTTCTGTGGATAACTCTGTGGATAACTTGACCTTTGCCCCCCCGTACCCCCTACTACATATATAGGGTGTCATACACAAATTTTTGCTGATAATCTCAAAAAACTGTCTGTAAGGAATTGTTGACTGACTGATCGTTACGATATGTTTTAAGACATGTCTTTATAAAGACTAATATGACAACATATTATCGTTACGATATTGACCTACCCTGATATTTAAAAGCGACATAAGACCTAACCCGTATAGAAAAAGAGTATTTTCGATATGGGGTCACTCCCTTAAAAAGGAGGGATAGCTCTCGTTTATCTAGTAAAGGTTATTAACCTCCGCTTCCACGATTCCTGTACTCCTTATGACTAATGTTTTGTCTGGCGAGGTAATCTCTGCGGTTAAACTCGTTTATTCCCTTGGTCACTATCTACCGATGGGAGGGCTGGGTAATGGCCCCGTATTTATTAATTTACAGTATTGAGCAGATAAGTCAATTAGTTTATTTACTTGACCAACTATATCTATGAGATATACTTATTGTATGAAATACGAGATACCCAAGTCTATAGAGATAAAGAAGTTAAGGAATAAGGATCATAGACACTTTGTTGTGTTGCCGTTCAAAGCAATTATAGATAAGAAAGTATCTGCCGCCAATATAAGAACACTAGGTATATTAGCAGCGTACTGTAACAAACAAGGATTTAGTATTGTTGGATTGAGGACAATGGCGAGTAAGTTACAAACAAGCTATCAGAATGTCCATAACCAACTAAAGAAGTTAGAAGAGCTAGGATATGTAGAAAGTAGAAAACGATCTGCCTATCCAGGCATTAGAGGTAACTTGAGACGAATTATCTTTGATGACTCAATCAAGTGGGATGATGTAAAAGGTTATAT